CACCTTAATAATACATAATATTATGGAACCAACTGAACCTTCATTTATTGAAAAAACAAAGAATTTTGCTAATTTTTCATGGGATATTATTACCTATATTAAAAAGAATGGACCTGAGTCTTTAGTTGTATCTGATGAAACTTATAAGGTTAGACATGAGATTTGTAAATCATGTGAAATGTGGATAAAGAAGAAAGATATATGTGCAGAATGTGGATGTTTTATACCTGCTAAGGCTAGAGTTATACTAGAATCTTGTCCATTAGATAAGTGGTCTCAAGATAAAGAAGGATGGGAAGAGGCACTTAAAAGACTTTCTGATAAGATAGATAAAGACAGTTAATATACTGGCACATTGATTTGCAAAATGATGTTGCGTTTGCTATAATAAGTGTAACGAAACAAATTTAATGCAATTACGTCCACACCAAATTGATTCTTTAGTTGCTATGCAGTCTAACACTAAGGGACAAGTTATTGTTCCGACTGGTGGTGGTAAAACAATGTGCATGATAGAAGATGCGATATATCAGTTCAAGAGTGCTCCTCAGACTATTGTAGTAGTTGCACCACGTATATTACTTGCAAAGCAGTTATGCTCAGAGTTCCGTGAAATGATTGATATTCATCCTGATGATGTACTGCACGTTCATAGTGGAGAGACAAAGTATTACTCTACAACTGACTCAACTCGTATATCTGTTTGGTCAGCAAAGAAATGTGCATTCAATCAGATAATATTCACAACATATCATTCTCTCCATAAAGTCGTGGAGTCTGAGATTCATGTAGATACCATTTACTTTGATGAAGCACACAATGGAGTTCAGAAGAACTTTGTTGAAGCAGTTGAGCACTTCTCAACACATTCAGCAAGAGCATACTTCTTTACTGCTACACCAAAGCATTCTCTTACACCTCTTAAGGTAGGTATGAACAATCCTGCTATCTTTGGTAATGTTATTTGTCAAGTACCTGCACCTAAGTTAGTGGAGGAAGGACATATCTTACCACCAAAGGTTGCAGTATACAAGACAAGAATACTAGAGAAGGACGAGTTGGTTGTAGATGCTGATTGCGATCAAATGATCAATGCTCTTGATAACATTCAGAAGGACAAAGTATTGATATGTGCAAAGTCTACAAAGCAGATTACTAACTTGATATCTCAAACTCCTTTTGTTGTAGATCTACAAGTACGTGGATACAACTGGATGTTTATTACTTCTAAGACAGGTGCTTTCATCAATGGTAAGAAGGTTAATAGAGAAGAGTTCTTTACCACACTTAACGAGTGGGGTGTAGATGGTACAAAGTTTGTTGTACTTCATCACAGCATCCTCTCAGAGGGTATCAATGTAAAAGGTCTTGAGGCAGTATTGTTTATGAGATCTATGGATTACATTGGTATTAGTCAGACCATTGGTAGAGTAATTCGTAAGGGTGCAGAGGACAAGGTTTATGGTCTTGTATGTGTTCCAGTTTACTCTAAGGTTGGTATTTCAACTGCAAGAAAGGTCGAAGCAGTTGTTGATACTGTATTCAACAAAGGACAAGCAGCAACTTCAGTTATCAGATCATGAAAACAGACACACTACTGAGGATATACAAAGTGGTTAGGGTAAAACCTAAACCAAAATATCCACCAGTTCGCAAACATTATAACGTACATTTATACGGATGAGAGACACAATTTTATTTGGAGATTGTCGAGAGACACTCAAACAATTTGATGAACCTGCAAGGATGTGTGTAACATCCCCACCTTACTTTGGTTTACGTGATTATGGAACTGCTACTTGGATAGGAGGAGATCCAAACTGCAATCACATGAGAGACTCAAAAGTTAATCCTAGTAATTGTATTACTGGTCATAAAAATCATGATAAGATGGCAGGGGTAGGTGATGCAATTTACAAAACTGTTTGTCCTAAGTGTGGTGCAATAAGACAAGATGATCAAATCGGATTGGAAGAGACTCCAGAAGAATATATTGATCAATTAGTAAACGTATTCAAGGAGGTGCGAAATGTGCTCACAGATGATGGAACTTGTTGGGTTAATCTTGGCGATAGTTACTATAACTACAGACCAGGAAAAGGACAAGGACTTCCAAAACAAAGTGTCTCAAATACTAAACAAGACTTACCAGATGTGTGTCCTCGTAGAGGAAATAGAATCTCAGGACTCAAGGAAAAAGACCTTATTGGAATCCCCTGGCTCTTTGCCTTCGCAATGAGAGCAGATGGATGGTATCTTAGACAAGATATCATTTGGCATAAACCTAACCCTATGCCAGAAAGTGTAAGGGATAGGTGTACCAAAGCACACGAATATATATTTTTGTTTAGTAAAAATAGAAAATACCACTACGACAATGAAGCAATCAAAGAACCCGCAAAAGATTGGGGAACAAGAGATAGAACAAACGGAAAATACCACAACGCAGGAACAGGACTCCAACCCCATAGCGGACTTACAAAATCATATCCAACAAAGAATAAACGATCTGTCTGGTCAGTAACAAATAAACCATACAAAGGTGCACACTTTGCTGTGTTTCCACCTGAGTTAATTGAACCTTGTATTAAAGCAGGAAGTGAGAAAGGAGATATAATTTTAGATCCTTTCATGGGATCGGGTACTACTGGAATGGTAGCAAAACAATTAGGTAGAGATTACATAGGTTGCGAACTTAATGAAGAGTATGGTAAACTAATACAGAAACGTGTGACAGATTACAAAGTGTCCATTATGGACATAATAGATTAAAATATCCATTATAATGGATATATAATTAAAAGGAGACTCCTATGAAAGTTAAAGTACAATTAATGGTAGCAGGAAAACTATTCAATGAAATAGTTAATGCTGCAAACTATGCTGATGCACAGCAGGTTGCTCTTGCAAGAAATCCAAATGCAACTATTGTTTCTACAACAGCAGTATTCTAATGGTAATGACACCAGAAGAAAAAGAATTAAGGGCTATTGCCAGATTCTATAAAGATGCTAAAATGGGATTTGCAACAAATGATGGGTTTTATGCCATTCCTTGTGGTGGAAAAGCTGTCATCGTGATACATAATGGAGAGTGGTTAAAGAAATGTAGGAATGAAGATTCTGCAAGAACTTTTATTGCTCAGTACAAAAAACAAAATAAGGGAGGGAAAAATGCACGATCAAGGATCAATTAAAGGTGGAGAGACCTCAACAGAAAAGTATCAAAGAGCATTAGATCTTTTTACAGAGTCAGTAATGGCACCCGACCATAAATTGAGAGGTTGTGCACACAATCAACATTGCTATGATGAACTTATGGAAATAAGAGAGCATGTACTAAATTATCTTAAAACATTAAAAGAAGTTACACATCACACTTATGCAGATGAAAGTGATGAAATTGAAACAGAAAAACTAATGAAAGTTAAAGCACTATCGAAATGGAGATAATGTATGGAGAAAGTGATTAAACCATGGGGATATTATGAAGTTTTATTGGATGAACCAAATTATAAAGTAAAAAGATTATATCTTAAACCAAACTGTTCTTTCTCTTACCAATATCATAACCACAGAAAAGAATTCTGGGTTGTTACGGAGGGAGCTGGAATAGTTATTAATGATGGATCTGAATACAATGCACACCCAGAATCCATGTTTGTTATTTGTGAAACGTCTCCACATAGAGCAAGGGCAGGGGATGATGGAATGACTATAGTTGAGACTCAAACTGGAGAGTGTAGAGAGGATGATATTGTAAGATTACAAGATGATTATGGGCGAGTAGGTACAATCACGTAGGCATTTCTTTTTGTTAAGATAAAGACATTGTATCAGCGAATACAGACATTTGTTGTCTAAATAATTCAAGAATTAGGAGGAACAAGATGCACTAAAACCTTTTTCGTTATTTTTATTATTAAACTAAATTTTGGAGACAATTAATGCATAACTTAATTCCTTTTAATCAGTTGGCGGGTGAACACCAAGACCCCCATAACGATAAAATCACAGAATATTACGAATGCTTAATTGATTGCGACGACAAAGACCATATTTGTAAACGTGTATGTAGGGAGGTTTTCTAACTTAAACGTAAACAATTATCTAAGCAATCAGATGAAGAAGTATCAGCATCCACCTTGAATAAAAATCTACATAAAGAAATAAACCCTTGACTTTTTGAGTTGAGGGTTTTATAATTGGAGAAACAATTTATTGATGTATAATCCAGTGTCTTTTGTTAAAAATGTAAGAACTTCTTACAGCAGATTCTTACAAAAAAACGTACAAGAAGTAGAAGTGCAATTTATGAATGAAGATCCTGCATGGATTCCATACGACACACTGATCTCTATGTTATCAAAGTTTGGTCTACAGGATGAGTATAAAGAGACTTAGAGAGTTATTAGTAGGAACATTTGATAATAAGAGACAGGCATACCAAAATCCTACATTCTATGCTCATATTAGACTAATACATAAAGATATTGGTAACAATTTGATATATGGAGAACAGGCATATACATATGATCAAGGTAGACCCTATCGACAATTTGTTATTGAACCTGTGATGGATGGAGAAGTAATGAAGGTAAAAAACTATGACCTTAAAGAAAAAAACAAATTCATCGGATTTCAAAATCTGGAAACTATTACTCCAGATGATTTACATCATAACAGTGGTTGTGACCTACTATTCAATCAAGTAGATTACAATACCTTTTCTGGTGGTTTATATGGATGCGATTGCACAGTAAGAGACTCATATGTTCAAAGTAGAGTTCAAGTTACAACTACTACATATACTACAATAGATATTGGATATTCCAAAACTACAAATGAAAAAGTTTGGGGATCTGATTATGGACCTTTTGAATTTGATAGAGTAAATGCTTGACATTACAATAAAAGATAATTACTTTCCAGACGTTGAACACGTAAGAGAACTTGGTATTAGAACCAGACAATGGAGAATTTCTGATAAACCTGATTCAGGACCAGGATGGAGAGGAATAAGATCTGAAAAATTTAAGAAATTAGGTAACGAAGAATTATTACAGATAGAGAAAGATATATTTAATTTTGTATGGGAGGAGAGAAATCTCAAAGATTGGAAATATCCACCCTATGAGGATGAGTACATAGGAAAAGAACTTTCTGAAATATATGAAGAAGAAACAAGTGTAGCAAATGGTTCTTTGATAGATCCCATGATCACAACATATTTTCATAGAAGTCCTGCCAACACGGTTGATATGTTAAATGATTTTTATACAGATAGATTTCATAGAGATTCTTTATCATGTGCAGGGGTAATATTTTTAAATCCAGATCCCCCACCTAATACAGGAACATCAATTCTGGATAGTCGTAACACTCTGTTCACAAACGTAGAAAACGTGTATAATAGATTGATAGCTTACGACGGATATAACATCCATGCTCTAACTGGATGTTTTGGAAATAGTCCAAAAACTGATAGACTAACTATAGTATTCTTTGTACACGAAAAGGCATTGGCCAGAGGTTTTATTTAATTATGACAAAAGCACTTATTACAGGTGGAGCAGGTTTTATCGCACACCACACAATCAGTTACTTACTGAAACATACTGATTGGGAGATCATTACTCTTGATAGATTAGATTATAGTGGTAATCTAAATCGTCTGCATGATATTATGTTATCATTTGATCCTGATATCAGAAAACGTGTAAAGATTGTACACCATGATTTAAAAGCAGAACTTAATCCATTAGTCTGTAGCGAAATTGGACAGGTAGATTATATTCTACATTTAGCAGCAGGATCTCATGTGGATCGTAGCATAGATTATCCTATGGAGTTTATTCTGGATAATGTTGTAGGAACTGCTAACATCTTAGAGTTTGCAAGAAGGCAAGATAATCTTGAGAGATTTGTTTACTTTAGCACAGACGAAGTATTTGGTCCTGCACCTAATGGAATCAAATACAAAGAGAATGATAGATATAACTCTACTAACCCATACAGTGCGACTAAGGCAGGTGCAGAGGAGTTAGCAGTAGCATATGAGAATACATACAAACTTCCAATATACATTACACATACTATGAATGTATTCGGGGAGAGACAACATCCTGAGAAGTATATTCCTATGTGTATTAAGAAAGCAAGAGATGGAGAGGTAGTTACAATTCATAGTGATGCAACCAAGACAATTCCTGGTTCAAGACATTACATACATGCTGAAGATGTTTCATCAGCAGTTTACTTCTTGTTACAATACAAGGGAACATTTGAACCCACTTGGGGAAATGCAAAGTGCCCTAAGTTTAATATTGTAGGATCAGAAGAACTAAACAATCTTGAGTTGGCACAGATTATTGCTGATGCACAGGGTAAAGAACTTAAGTATGAGTTAGTTGATTTTCATTCTTCTAGACCAGGACATGACTTGCGATATGCATTAGATGGTGGTAAGATGAGAGAACTAGGTTGGACACCTGCTAAATCAGTTCGCGAACGTATAGCAGAGGTTACTAACTGGACACTTAACAATCAGAGGTGGATCAAACTATGAAGAACAACATAACTCAAGAAGAGTTTAAAAATGTTGCTGATGATTTCTTCCTAAAGTATGACTATGTCAAACAAAATATGGAAGGAGATACCGAAGACATTATAAGAGTGGTTAATACTATCTGCGATGAAGTTAATTCTCAGAAGAGTAGTAAGAGTAGTTTCTCAATAGGATTTGCAGGAGATCATGAACAAAATTCTATTTAATATTAGGGAATTTTTATGGGTATGTGTATCCGAAGTAGAGGATTGGTTGTACCCATATAGAAAAAGATTAACACCAGAAGAGAGGTTTGAAGTAAGGGTCAAAGATCCATATACAGAAGAAATGTATATGGTAGAGGAGTTGATTCAATCTTTAAATCAAAAGGTAGACAAACTTCAAGACGATATGCTTTATGTAAAAGATAAACTATCAGAACATGAAAAATTACTTCAATTAAATCCTAAATTTAGGGTAAGAACAGCAAGCGAAAGTTTCTCAGTTTCGGGATCAATAAGGTCAAATGGTATAAATACTTAACTTACACCCTTAGAGGATACCGTTTTGGAGGACAAAAAAGCAGCTAAAAGGATTATTAAGATCGCAAAAAAGAATCGTAAATTGTATACAAAAGAAGATGTTTGGTATGCAAGAATGATCCGAAAAGAACTTAAAAAAGAACAAAATGACTAATTTTGCAAAAGAATTAAAGGTAGGGACAAAGAAATCACACACAGCAGCAGAGAACACTGCATTTGTTAAATCATTTCTGCGTGGAGTAGTAAGTCCAGACAACTATAAATGCTTAGTATCAGATCTCTACTTTGTTTACAAGGCATTAGAAGAAGAAGTATATGGTTTGAGAACACATCCCATAGTTGGTAGTTTATATTTTCCAGAGTTAGAGAGATTGATAGCATTAGAGAAGGATTTACAATATTTTTATGGTCTTGATTGGAGAACTAAAATAGAACCAAGTCAAGCATGTAAACAATATGTTAATCGTATTCGTGAAGTTGCAGAGGATGAACCAGAATTATTAGTTGGTCACCACTATACCAGATACTTGGGAGATTTATCTGGTGGTCAAATACTAAAGAACATTGCAAAGAAAGCAATGAACTTAGAGAAAGCTGGTTTAGACTTTTATGAGTTTGAAAATATTAAAGATTCTAAATCATATAAAGAAAAATACCGTAGTGTATTGGATGAGTTACCACTTACAGAATCAGAGAAAAATGCTATCATTACAGAGGCAAACTATGCATTCAGATTGAACATGTATATGTTTGATGAGTTGAAAGGTAACGCAGCAAAATCATTTTTTCAGATTGTTTTTAGGGCAATCTTTGATCGTATACCAGGATGAAAGACTCTTTGAAAATTAACAGAAATGATGATGGTTCTTTTACTGCAGAATGGGACAAAAAAGACCCAGAATGGAGTTGGTTAAATAATTTAACATCAAAAGAATTACAGAATGTTTTTGAACAAGCAATCAGAATGGACCAACAATGAGTTGCCAACAGAGCAAACTCATGATAAAATGAAGACTTACACCGAAAAGGATTATTGGGAAGGCAGAGTCCCAGATGAATTGTTTGAGGAGTATCTTCAAAAGTATGGTTATGAATACACACCATGAATAATGTAGGATTAGAAGTTGTCTTTTGGACAATACTATCAGTATACCTTTTAGCAAAGTTAGGGGTATTTAAAAAAACAACAAGAAAAAAATAGATGGCACTATCAGACACAGTTAAAACATCGCTGAGAGACGCACAAGAGAATTTAAGAAATGCACTTGCATTTTCAGCGAGACAGGAGAAACCATTTGTCAGCAAACATATTGCAGACATGATGGCGAACATTGAAAATATTATAGATGCCAGTGAAGTAATTGATAAGATAGAAAATCGAAAAGATGGCGATAGTGGATTTTTTGGAACGTTTTTTAACAAAGATGACATATAAATCTATAGTAAATGTAAAGAAATATTAGATGACATAGATACTATGTTATAATATCCTAACATTTCAAGATACCAATGTTTAATTTAGATCAAGTCTACGGAACTTACCTACATTCAGAAAAAAGATTTCGTATTGATGGTGTCCCAGAAAAAGTTATAGGATATGGGTACTCATGCGATGGTGCTAACATAACAGGACACTATGTTAACACAGAGAACCATAAGTTGTTTTATGATTTAAAAGGTATATTTGTTCGTAAAGAAACACTAGAAGTTGCAGAGATAGAAAGATAGTGCTAAATTATAAATAGTAATGTAGGATATAGGAGGTCACTATGAAAACTATTGAAGACCACATCCAAAAGGATAAAGAAATCCTTGCCGATCCAGCTACTTCTGAACCAATGCGTCATCACATAGAAGATGAGTTGCATGACTTAGAAGAATATGTTGAACATCATAAAGATGAGATCGAAGCAGGAGATCATCATGATCCAAACGTACTAGAAGTATTCTGCGATGTCCATCCAGACGAACCAGAGTGTCTAGTGTACGATGATTGATGAACCAACAACCTCTGAGGATGCTGTACAATCCAATAAACTTTTTAGTAGAAAAAGTTATTTAAAACAGTTTGAACCACCAACAGTTGAGAAAGAATTAAATGGTGGACAATCCCTTGCAAAAAATGTCAAGGAAGAGTCTAGTACCTTTGTAAAAAAAGAGAGTGCTAATTTAAGAAAAACCAAACCAAAAGAAGTTGAATGGGCACCTGTAGAATACACTGAAAGTAAGACAAGAATGCGAAGGTCTAAGACAGTTTAAAAAGTGTCACAACCCCCTTTACAGGGGGTTTTTTAATGCTATAATATATGCAGGGAAACAAAACAGGCAAGGATCTATGGTTGTCCCAGATCAGGTCGAAATCTTGATTTGATCACAAGATCGTAAATCCTCTCTGAGAAATTACGTCCTGTAAGTCCTAGTTTTTGTTTCTCGCACCCAATTTATTAGGAGACAATGAACATTTATCTTGACGGGTTTAAAGGTAATCCGTCTGCCTTCGGTTTAGGAGAAACCATACACACATATGAAGATAGACATAAAGGTGGAGATTACGGTAAATCAAAACAAGATTTAGCAGCAGTTGGTAGTGCAAGAATAAAGAGAGGATGGTGGACAGATTTTGATGGTAGAGATCATGAGATACATACTTGGTTAAAAAAACAACGTGGTATTACACAAACTGGTAGAGAGACTTACAAGATTGAAGAGGGTCATGGTTTAAGTATTGATGTTGTTAAAGATCTTATCGAAGAAGAGTTTTTTACAGATAATGTAGAGGAGAAAGAATATCGTAAACTTCGCAAACATCAGCAAGAGTTTGTATCTGAGATAACTTCAACATGGGATGAGTGGAAAGAGTACTTGTTATTTGCCAAGTGTCGTGCAGGTAAATCCACAATGGTTCTTTCCTCTATTGTAGAGAGTGGTGTTAAAGTATCCTTAGTTGTTTCATATAGAAACTCCCCTAAACAATCATGGAGAGATGATTCTCAAGAGTTTAAAAACTTTGATAATATTATATTCATTGATATTCGTGATGGAGAGGTAGATCAGTTTAAAAGTGAGATAGAATATTGGATGGGAACTGACAAACAAATAGTTCTATATTCAACTATTCAAGCTCCCAACAGATACAAGAACTTACCTTGTAATATTGATCTGATAGTATTTGATGAAGCACATCTTGGATATGAGGGAGATCAGTGGATAAGTCTTAGAGATCATTTCGATACAAAGGTATTGTATGTCTCAGGAACTGCACATAAAATCTTAGAAGATTTTCCTAAATTTAGATTTGTATATTCATATTTTGAGGAGCAGTTGTATAAACTGCAAGGTATAAAAGAGTATGAAAATTCTCCACAGATGAGATTGATTCTTGCAAAGTATGAGTCTAGTAAATACCAAGATTTGTATGGCGATGATCCTGATGCAATGGGTAACATTTTTAGGGTAAACAAAGATGAGGATGATTTTGCTGAACCAATATTAGTTGATGAATTTATGAGTAAAGTTTTTACTCAAGATGGAATAAAGTATAACAAAAGAATACTAAAGAATTGTAGACACATAATGATAACTTTGCCTTCTATGGCATCATGTCATGCACTTGTAGATTATTTTAAATCAACAAGGTTTAAACCATTAGTTGTAACTTCAGATACTAGAGAAAATTCTGAGACAATCAGATCACACATTGATACTAATACTTCTACAGTTATCCTAACCAAAACTGCAAATGTTCTTGGTTTAACTGCAGAGGGTATTGATACTGTTATGAATTGTGCAGAAGGATCATCAAGAGAACAATGGACACAGTTTGCTTTCCGTGGTGGATCGACAAAAAGAAATTCTTGGGATGTAATTGATTTCTGTCCAGAACGTTGTTTTACTACAATCAGAAACATGTATTTTACTGCATGTGATTTGAATCATGAATTAACAGAATCTGAATATGAACTTCTTGATTTAGTTCCTATCTTTGAATACTTCTCTGATTTTGAGGAAGTAACACCAGAACGTTTAAATGAAATTTTATCTAATGATGTGGACAGTGCAATATCTTTAATATCAGGTATTGTATCTCAGTTAGATTTTCTTAAGTTAGGAGACATTGAATTTGATAGTTTCCAGAAGAGTGCGAAGTTATCTTCATGGAGTTCCTTTACAGTAAATGAGAACAATGCTAACGCAAAGAGTAATAAGAAACTTACCAGTTCATCCAAATTTTCTACACACTATGATAAACCTGAGATAGCACAGAAAACAGAAACTATTCAAGCATACATGGAGAGAATAGGATTAGTTATCTTTCATATGATAAAGAATAAATCTACACCCAAAAGTGTAGATAGTATTCTTAACTCAGAATATTATGAAAATGATACAGGAGACACCACTGGTATCATCAAAGCTTGTTTAGAACAAAAGATTATACCTAAATCGTGGATTAATAGAATTAATCAAGGGATCATAGATATTGAACATTCTATGTCTAAAGATGAATGTGGAACCTTACAGAAACTTGCAACAACAAGAAAGAATCAAAAGACACTTTCATTAGATATTCTTGATAGGATGATTCCTTCAAAAAAGTATGCAACTGAAAAGTTGTATATACATGGAGATCCCTCTGGACTTCATTCTTTATATGCAATAGAGAATAAATCTTGGGAACCTGATGATATAGTGGTGTGGGAAAACGATCCTACTCATCGCTATGCAATAAAGCAGATTAATGCTAAAATTAATGTAACCGACAACCTTAGTAATTACAAAATGCAGTTTAGTGCTACAGTTGGTAATCCACCATATACAGATACATCTACAGTAACAGGTGCAACTACAGGTGGGTGTGCAAAAACTTTAGATACACATTTCTATCTAAGTGCAATGAAAAGATCTGATTACGTATCAGAGGTAATAAGATCAAAACACTTTGCTAAATCTACATCAAAGTTTAGAAGAACTTTGTTTTCAACACCAGGTATTGTTTCTATTGAAGCATTATCTCCTGATACATTTCCATCTATATCGATGACAGAGACATGTATTTGTACATGGAAACGTGGATACACTGGACTAACAAAACTAACTTATCTTGATGGTACAGTAAAGAATATTCAACTTACTGATGATACTTGTATCAGATTTACTAATCCAGATTTTGTTTCAGATGTTCCTAACAACATGGGACATCGCTATCAACGTGGAGATTTGAACTTAAATCAATTGATTGAGGGAGAGTATCCTATGATAACCACAATGGGTGGTAAAAATGGAGAGATGCAAATCACTAATGTTGATAAGTCTCAGTATACTTGTTGTGTTAATCAACATGGAGTCGTAATGAATAGTAAATATGGTGGACAAGGTTTTGGACAGATTCGTATTAAACCATACGATCATGCTATCAGTGGATCTACAGTTATTATAAAAACATCTTCGGAAGAGGAGAGTAATAAACTTGCAGATTATTTGAGGTCTGATGAGGTGCATCAAATGGTTCTGAAGAACAGGATAGTTAATACTAACTCAAAAGAATTATTCAGAACTATTCCTGATATTTTATGAAGAGAAATGAACATAATAAAAGTGTAGGGTCTGTAATTGAAAGATCCGATGATAGGATAAACGCTACTAGCGAAGTGTTTACACCTATGGATGTTTGTGCTAGAATGATAAACGATATACCAGATGATATAAAAAAGAATCCTAATTCTACTTTCCTAGATAATTCAGCAGGTAGTGGTAATTTTTTAGTTACTCTTAAAAATATACTACTACAATATCATGATGAACAACATATACTAAACAATATGTTGTACGCAGTAGAACTCATGGAGGATAATCATCTTGAGTTGTGCAAAAGATTGGGTGTTGAACCCGATCATCCGCATTATGTTTGTCATGATGCATTAACTTATGATTATAGTTTTGGAGAACCAGTTGGATTAGAGGCATTTTATGAGTGAAGAAAAGAAAGAAGGACCAAAGCATCAACAACTTTTTCCACCTTCAATCGTTGTTAAAGATAATATTCCTATACCAGAGGGATGGATTGATAAGTGTGAAGAATGGTGTAAAAAGTATGGAAAATACATTGATCACGGTAGACTTTGGACAACTTATGGTTCAAAAAATGAAGCACATGTAGTTCCTTGGATTTATAAAGTATTAGAACCTTTAGCTCCCCAAGATGCATTTGATAATTCTTGGGTTCAAGTATATGAACCTGGTGGATTTCATCCAATACATAATCATAGTGGGAGTACAATAAGTGGTTCTGGTTGTTTGTTTTTAACTGAGGGACAATCTACTTATTTTCAAGATCCACTTCATCAAAGTAATACAACGACATCTAAAGTTAAGGTTGGCGATGTATTGATCTGGGATCCAGAGATTTATCATTTTAGTCCACCAGTTATGGACAGAAGAGTAATTTTAGCATTTAATTTAAAAAGACATGATTAATAGTACTTTTGGCGATTTAGTAGCAGAATATGATGATGTATTATCTGCTGAACAATGCAAATTAATTATTGAAAAATTTGAATTTGATCATCGTAAAACTAAAGGACTCACTGCAACTGACACTGAGGGAGTGGCAGCACAGGATAGCATTAAAAAATCAACTGATTTATGGATATCTCAATGGCCAGAGTGGGAACCAGAAGATAAATTATTTTACGAAGCTCTTGCACCATATGTAAAAAAATACTTACTTCATATTAAAGAGGTATTAGGAGACGTTGTTGAATCCAGAGGAAATTTAGTTGATTCTGGATATCAAATACAAAGAACTAATGTAGGAGAAAGTTACAATTGGCATGCTGATGATGATGTTTCTCCAATTTTAGATACCATAGTGTTTCCATTAAGAGGATACAGAGATTCTGGAACTGTAATGTCTGCAAGAAGATTGTTTACGTACATGTTTTATCTTAATGATGATTTTGGTGGTGGATTTACACAATTTAGAGTTGGTCCTAAAGATAGTATATTAAATGTAGCACCAAAACAAGGTAAATTAATTTGTTTCCCTGCTTCTTGGTATTGGCATCATAGAGGGGATGTTGTTACTGAAGGTAGTAAATATGTCTGTACTGGATGGTTAAGCGATCATGTAACTACATTTTCAAATGATAGTTGTAGTTTATCTCCAGAATATAGAAAAGATGCCAGATCAGCAGGTAGAAAAATGCTATTGCAATTTAATGAAAACACAGGTAGAATAGAAATGGATAATGATATGAAAAAAGAAAATGCTAAATCAGATACATTTAGAGGAATGTATCCAAAGTTATCTGATTTAGATACAATTACAGACCAAACAATGCAAGATAGAGGTGTTTAACTTGAGTATTTTGGGAACCATACATAGGTTAGAATCAGACTTAGATGAGTCTGAGTGTGATTTTTTAATTGATGTTCTTCATGGAAAGGACATTGATGCATCTGCTAAAAAGTTTGATGTTAATAGTCGCACTGTTTTAAAAAAACTAGGTGCTCAAGCAGATAGACTAGAGCAAATTAGAAATAATTACAATGCCTTTGTGCCACCTGTTGAAGTGGATAAACTCAGACACGGAAAAGACTTAGATCTATTGTGAAAATGACTAACGAAAACAATGAAAAGGATCCATTATTGGATGAATTGGAAGAAAGGATTGCCGAAGGTCCTGTTATCTTTACTCCAGATGAGGAGTTTTTAAAATTAGTTGAAGAACGAAGAAAGAAAAAGAATGAGCAAAAAGATTAAAAGTGTATGCATCGTAGGTGGTGGATCTTCTGGTTGGATGACTGCTGCAACATTTGCAACACAGTTTCCAAATATGGATATCACCATTATTGAGAGTCCAGACTTTCCTATATTGGGAGTTGGAGAGAGCACTCTTGGTGGTATAAAACATTGGACATCATTGATAGGTCTGGAAGATAAGGATTTTCTAACAGAGACAGATGGTAGTTACAAGTTAAGCATTAAATTTACAGATTGGTTAGGAAAAGATACAGGAGGATTTCATTATCCATTTGGAGAGTTTCAAAGACCAATAGAACAAGTAGGACAAAATGATTGGTGGTTTCTAAAAGGAAATAGAGGTGGTCTTGATAGCAATTCATTTGCACGTTGTCATTATCCTATCGCAGCAGTCGCAGAGAACAACAAAATGTCTGATGACAGCACTGGTAAAACACCTGGTTTCTCCTTTGTATCTGACGTTGCATTTCATTTTGACGCTACCGCATTCGGACAATATCTTAAGAAAACAATTTGTCTTCCAAAAGGTGTAAAGTTAATTAACTCTACAGTTAAGAAGGTTAATACAAATGATGATGGAGTAGAGTCTCTAATATTAGAGGATAAACAGAAACTAACTGCTGATTTGTATATTGATTGCACTGGTTTCAAGAGTTTATTGCTAGAGGAGGCATTGGGAGTTAAATTTAATGGTATTGAAAACTTAATTCCAAATAATAAAGCATGGGCAACACATATACCATATACGGATAAAAATAGACAATTACAACCATTTACAAATTGCACTGCTCTTACTAATGGATGGGCATGGAATATACCTTTATGGTCACGTATTGGTGCAGGGTATGCATATAGCGATAAGTATATCAGTGATGATGAAGCTCTTGAAGAGTTCAAAGAATATATCCGTAGCAACTATGATAAGATTCCAGTTGATGATCTTGAGTTTAAACCAATTACAATGAGAAATGGAATACACGAAAAGACATGGGAGAAAAATGTAGTTGCGATTGGTTTATCCAGTGGTTTCATTGAACCGTTAGAAAGTACAGGATTGATGACCACATATGAGTGGTTACTATCATTGATATACACATTACGCAAAGGTTTTGTCAATCAGTGGGATAGAGATTCATTTAACTATGCACTCAAAAACATTTACTATGGACATGCAAACTTTGTTGGTATGCATTATGCACTAAGTTCAAGAGATGATACACCATATTGGCAAGATGTAACAGAGAGAGTTAGAATTGATCCAACAGTTAATAATTCATTGAACTATGAAACTGATATGGGAGAGAATCTTGAACTACTCTACTATGCTACGTCTGCACACAAGTATCATCAATTTAGGGAGGGTAATGCAGGATTCCAGTGTGTCTCTGCAGGAATGAATTATTCTCCGATTGATGCAAAAGTTCATAAGGCATTAGGAGTATTGAAAAAGTTTGATCCAGAAATGCATTGCGATAGGTTACATGAGTTGTACAGAGAAACACAACAGAAATATATAAACTATGCAGACACTTTGCCATCTTTGTATGAATACTTATCTCAAAGTATACATGAATCAAAAGATGATATGACTTTGGTTGGGACAGCTGATAATGTGCCACAATACATATATGATGAAATGCCTGATCGTGTTAAAGAAAAGGTAAAACAACAAAAAAGAAAAGGTGTTTCATTAACCCAAAGAGATAAGAAACAGAAATGGAAGGAAAGACCCAAAGGATTCGTCACCTATGAATGATGAAGAAATAGAACAATTTATGGAATTATTGAAGGACTACATGATTAAATCTGAAATTGAAATTATCAAATGGAAACAGAGACAAGAATATTATAAAGGTCTTGCTCAACATGGCGACTACCTAGAGAAGGAGGCTGCCAGAATGGAGGTTACAGTTGATTACTATATGAATGAGTTCCTTGTCTAAATCAATTTTTTGTGCTATACTAACCATATTCGGAGATACTTAATTGACAATTAAAGATAAAGACCTACCATGGAATCGTGATGCTGAAGTTCCTAATGGTAAACCCAAATCCAAAGGTGGGTTTACTATTAATACTGGAGTGAATGAAATACATAATGAAAGACCAGTATCTCCCTATGAGATGGAGGAAAAAGAAGACATAAAAGTAACTGATAGAGATATCGGTGTTCTTTTTCCTTCTTTACTTTTTAAATCAAGAGTTGATGATAAAAAGTTCCTTGATGATGTTAAAGAAAAAGTTTTAGCATTAACAAAGGATGAAAAAGCAGGAACTCTTTCGGGAGATCCAGAAGACCCAGTAGGTTGGTATAGTTTTGATAATCTTCATCAACGTGAAGGTTTTGATAAAGTACATGACTTTTTATTGAAAGAATCTGCTGCTGTCTTTGCATATCATGATTATAAGGTAGAACAAGTCTATTTGACTGCGATGTGGGCAAATGTTGGTTGGAAACCATTATACTGCCACATGAACCATACACATCCAAATTCTATCTTCAGTGGAGTATGGCATATAAGTTGCCCAAATGTTGGAACAAGATTTTGCCAAACAACAACCTTTAGTGATCCAAGACCTGCTGCAAGAGTTATTGAACCAAATGTCATTAAAGATTTTGCTGCTCATAACTCAGGCACAGTTGCACCAATTGTAAATAATGGTAGTTTGTTTATGTTTCCGTCGTGGTTGCCACATGGAGTACAACAACACTACAACAGTTATAATGGTGTTCCCCGCATTACCATTTCATTCAACGCAATGATGGTGGGAGATATCACAACCCGCACCGCACCAATTAGATTTACATAAAACTATGGCTAACATTAAAAAATGGCAAATCATCCAAGAAACCACAATGGGATGGACTAAGGTAGATGAACCAAACTGTACAGGACTTACCAAAGAGGAGTGTAAGGTTAGATTAGAACAATTAATCAATGAAGGAATGAATCCTAACTACCTTAAAGCAGTTCCCGATTGATGCCTGACTTCATCTGGGAAGGTAAAATTAACCCATCAATATGTGATCAGTTATTAAATTACTATGATAACTGCACTATTGTACCAAAGTTATCCTTTCAAGCATCTCCTACACAAGAAATGGTGGAAGAACGTTTTAGAGGACATGGAAGAACCTCTACTGAACTTCATCTACATATGATATTATCCCACAATGAGGGATGTTTAAAATATTACTTTGATGAACTTTCAAGATGTGTAATCGAATACATGAAGAAGTACACATGGTCAGGAGGAATGGAATCAGTTATTTCAGATGGATTTAACATACAAAGGTATCAACCTGGCGAAGGTTACACCTTATGGCACTATGAAAGAACTAATGGAGAACTATCCAAAAGATTTCTAGCATGGATGACATATCTAACTGATAATCCCGATGGAGGTACAGAGTGGTTACATCAAGAGAAATACGTTGCAGGTAAAAAGGGCAAAACTGTCATTTGGCCAGCAGAGTGGACTCATACCCATAGAGGTAGAGTTGATCCAAAATTAGAAAAGACAATTATCACGGGTTGGATAGAC